CCTAAAGTTAATACATTTACTTCTTTTGCTAAAGTAGTTAAGGCATCAACGTTAGATTTTTTACCTGCTATATCTCTTAAATTTTTATGGAATTCTGCGGCCATTTCTAAATCTACTTCTGGATTTCCTTCTTTATCAATATCAATGATTTGAACTAATAATTTAGTAAGATTAGTAGCAATATAATCATCTCTTAGTCCTTCAAACTTATCAATACGAGCTAAAGTTTTAACTAAATATGCGAATGGTGGTCTTCCATCTTCTGTTGCAAATGCCATACTATTTTCAGCTGGCACTACATACCATTGATTTCCTTTTTTGTTTTTAAAGTTTAAATAAGCGTTTCTTAATTCTCTTGGATATTGTTTTAATATCTCTTCACGAGTAAGAATATTTTTAGATATTAACTCACTCATTACAGTGTCAATGAATGTTAAATCAATAGCAAATATATTAATAGATGGTGTTCCTGCTGTTCCAATTATTCTACAATAATCTGCAGGTAGTTTAATTGGTTTGTAATATACTGATGCCCCTTTCTTATATTCTTCTAAGAAATAGAAAGTTTCACCTTCAATTAATAGATCTAATAATATCTTAGAACTTAGAGTTTCAACTGTTAGGTCTTCATCTAGTGCTCTTAGCGCAGCATTATAATCATTCATTAATTTCTTTTTAGGGATTTTCTTTTCTCCAGATAAAGGAGTAATCATATAATGGTTAAATAATAATGTAGATAAATATTTTAACATTCTGCGATATAATGGATCACCATAGAATATTCTTGAATATGTTCTCCAAGCTTGCTTGTCGTTATGTGGAGTCTTTAATATATCTTCTACTGAAATACGAGGTTCTCTACGTGTTTTTCCTGTATCATAAATAACTGTTCCATTTTTAACTGTGGTCCCCATAGCAGATATAGATTTTCTGAACTCACTCATATTTTCTTTTGAATATTTTGTTATTTGTTCATTTTCCACTTGTTTTTCACCTCCTTTTTCATTAATTTAAAAAACTAAATTGAGCTTTTGAGAAATCTCTATTACGATTTTTCTTGTCTTGCTCTTCAACTTCACTGATATAGTAAAGCCCATAAACGAACGCTGATACCAAGTCCTTTCGCGTGCTGTTCTTAATTTTAGTTAATACAATTGTGCTATTAGTATCTAAGCCAGCTTTTAGATTGGATAATTGGTCTTGTAATTTTGTGGTTTGTGCATAAGGAATTAACTTATTAGCCTGTTTAACAGGGTCCATTTTGTTCCAAGACTTATATTTTCCAAAATATCTGCGTGCTTGTCGTTCATTTATTAGTAATGAAACACGTTTTAAACTCAAAATGAGGTGTGCATTTGTAAAACATTCGCTATTAAATTGACGATTTGCTTCAATTCCGTATAATTTTCGCACAGAATTGCGTTTTTCTGTGTTAGAATACTTATTTTTGTTTAAAAAACCGTATGGTTGATAATAACCGTCAACTGATTGTTGTTCATCAATTAAATAATCCGCTAAACCAGCACCAGTTCCGTTGATATCGAGAACAATTGCTTTAAAATTAAATAGATTATCCATTTGCTTTATATATATCGCTTGATCTCGATAATGGGTGCTATTCATTAATTTAACATTAACTAAATGTATTTTATATCTTTCACCAATAGTATAAACTTTAAATATCAATGCTACGGTTTGGTCGCCTTCAAATCTCGCAACGTCGACTGCCATTATATAAAAGCCATCTTTAAATCCTGCCTCTGGTTTAAACTCTGGACGAACTAGTTTACGACATTGAGATATTAATTCATACGAATAATAACTATCTTCACTTCCCCCAGACCATACTGACATATATTCACGCAAGAATGATTCAAGTTTATAAGACGAGTTCTTTAATTTTTCCTGAACTTTATCAGGAGATAATAAACTATGCATTACTGGAATACGGAAGTCTCCACCAAAACAAAAAGCTTTGTGTGGATCTATTGCCATATCTACTAATGTTTCTAGTGTTCTGTCGTGAGCATAAGTTCCACGATATCCCGCAGTAGTAATCATAGTTTGTTGTGCGTGTGGTTCTGTTGGATTAACAATTCCCGCAACAGTTCTACGGTCTACGTTCATCAATGGAATAATAATTTCGTTTACTTCGTCCCCGTCCATTAACGCAAACTCTTCTAATGTTCCCCAGTGTCTACGTCCACCACGGGCTGCATTACTTGTGGCAACGATGTCCATATGACTGCCATTCTTTAATTCAAGTTCGGCATAGTCAGAACCAAAGTTACCATATTTCTTTTTAGCTCTATCCACATCACTTATATTAAGTTCGTTAACGAAGAAAGGGAATAGCCTAAAGATTTCGTTTGTTTTTTCTTCAATGATTTGTGCTGCTTGCTTCTTTGTATCTGCACAGGTAAAACCTTTACTTGCAGGAAGCATTATACTACGAATCATATTAGATATAAAGTTTAAGAATGATTTAGAATACGCACGAGGGAATGTTCCAGATACTTCTTGAAATCTCATACATACTCTTAAAAACACTCTTTGATAGAAGAATAATTTGAAGAATGAATCCTTTGGAGTGATTACATCAATCAAATAGTCTGGATATAAAGTAAATAATGTTACTATATCTTCCATTTCTTGACGATGTGAATCAACATAAGACGGAGTAATTACAATGTTATCTTCGTCATTTCTTTCAAGGATAACATCATAATACTCGTCCAATAAAAGTTCTAACTCATTATCTGAATTCATTTTCTACCTGTCTAAACATTTGTTCTAATTCTTCTTCATTTAAGGTTTCTTCTATTTCTATATTTTCTTCACCATTACTAGCATATAAAGCCTCTAAATCATCGTCATCTATAATTGTTCCAGCTTCATCTGCTAGTGATTTTTGATTATACATTTCTGTAGCTGTTTCTTGGCTATCATTAAATAAGCGACGAACATATTGTTGCATATTCTCAATAGTCTTGTCAACAACATCTCTGTTTTCATTAATACGGTAGTTTAATACAAAACCTTTCTTTTCTAAGTAAGAAACAAGTTCACTTAACGTATTAATACTATCTTCATTATTTGCAATCTCATTACCAATACCTAGCTCTTTCATTAATGTATTATATGCTTGTAGGTAAGATACTGCGTCTTTAGTATTACCAGCAGTAATTGACTTATCCGATAAAACGGATAACTTAGCCAGTTTACGAATAACGTCTTTACGAGCTTCGTCTTTAAAAGGATAATGACTTAGCGTATGACGTTCGTATTCTTCCATACGCATATAATCATCTAACACCAAATCACTACTAGCTCCCCACTTTTTGCGAAGATATAATAATAGGTCTGAATGAATAACAGTTATCTTATCAATCAATCCATTATATTCTCTAGCCTTTTTCCAACAATTGTTCACTTGTTGCCAATCACTGTCTTGGTATTCCCCATTACGCATATCATAACAGTAATCTAATAATAGTGGGCCAAGTTTTTCGTAACTTTTCTCCATTTCTATCCATTTGTTAGTATCAAACGGTAAATCTAAATATTGACATAACTTATCAATAGTTTCTAATTTATATCTATCAACGTGTTGCCCCATACACATAACGCATATAACAGATAAGCCGTTTATTGAATATGGACAAGAATTTGAAGTTGGTAAATATAATTCTAAAGGTTGTTGTTCGCCACATATAGGGCAAACTCTATATTTTCCATCCATAATTATTCACCTCTATTTAATAAAGTAAGTAATTTGTCGGTAATCTTCAAAGTTAAATAATCCTCCAATAACATTGTTTCTATTCCATCTTCTGTTTCCTTTATAAAAACTTGTATATTATCTATTTGTTCTGCTGTAATAACAATTGGTTTACTCAGCATTTTTTTTAGCATCTCTTCTAGCACGTTTTTCCTCCCTGCGCTTTTCTCGTTCAATTTTATCTTGATAAGCGCAACCTTTACATATATCTTTCCAGCTTCCGTCCATATTTTGACTAAAATTCAATTCATCTACAAATAGTTGTTCACCACATTTATCACAAATTTTCCATTTAGTCATTGTTAATAAAGTGCCGTCTGGTTTGTATTTATGTTCATTCCACCATAGATATGCATATTTTACTACTTGCTTAGAAATATGTTGTTTCCAAATGGTGCTGATATAATTAACACTATAAGATTTTCCATTGATTTCAAATAACTCTTGCGCTATTTGTTCGTTTGGAATTTTGTCTATCTTACGAATTAAAATATGTTCGTGTTCAGGAGACCATCTTACTCGACCTAATAATTCATCTAAAAAGTCATATATGCCCCACCAAGGATGATAAGGATTATCAATTAATTTAGCCTTCATCCCAGAATAATATTTAAGCATATTATATATATGTTGCCAATTACCAAAATCAACCATCATAGAACCAGAACATAATATATGAGGTCCTATGCACATTCCAAATTCATCGTGTGGTTCAGAATATCCTTGGAAACTCATTCCTGCACCAATGATAGGTCTAAATATATCCTTTAATAAGAATTGCTCTCTACGAAGATCTACCATCCATTCACGTAAAAAATATTTAGTTTGGTATGTAGGGATTAAGCGTCTATTGAAATCTATGTCACGTTTTCCCTCTAACACGTCCTTACAATATTGATATTGCTCTGTGATATTATCAATAGCTTCCCATAAATCCTTCATACCAGGAATATCGGCATCTTGCTCTCTATCTATTCTAGGTTTAGGAATTTTATAAATAGATAATTCTTTATTGCGTTGTATGGCATTTTCACCTAAGGTAGATTCTATTAGTTCTTCATAACTAACTTTCTTTTTACTCCCCTGTTTTAATTCAACTTCTGCATCAACATCTTCTGCATATAATAAATAATTTGCTACTTTGTCTAATTCAGAAGGTGGAAAACCATCTAATTCTCCACTATCAGCTAAAAAATTTACTAGTCCCACTCTCTCTTCGTATGCTTGTAAATTATAATCTAATTTTTGTGCTACTTTCATATTACTCTCCTGGCCCTCTAAATATTACTACCATACTTGGGAATGGGGCACTATTTTTACTATTACCAAATTTTAATCTACCTTTAATAAATCTAATTTCAGCCTTGTGATAAATGTATTGATGGAAATATCTTGTATCAGTTCTTGCTGGTATTAACATAACTACTAGTCCATTAGGCTTACATCCCTCAATATAAGCTTTACGAACCCAATCTTTAATAGCATCACCGTAAGGAGGATTACAAAATACTCTTTCTCCTTCCCAGCTTTGCTCTAAACCATTAATTTCTTCTGTAAAATATTTCTCACACTTGTGGTTATAATCATCTGCACAAGGGTCTAATGTAAAATTAAACTCTGCATTTAATTCGTCATAAAAATCTTGTGGAGTGCTCCATTTATCATCTTTGCTACTAAACATTACCTCAATATTTTTCATATCAAAAGCCTCCTTGTATTTAACTATATATACTATATCATATTTTCCTTATTTTGTCAAGAGCAAAACTTAAATTTCTGTAAAAAGTTTTCATTGACAAAATAAGTATATTAATATATAATATATATAAATAATAAATATATATAAAAAGGAGTATGATAATATGATAGAATTAACAATTGGAGAATTAATAGGGATAATAATGTTAGTTTTTGTTGTGTCAACAATAATAAACACTATACTAAGCCATAAGAGAAAAGACAATTATACTTTATGTGATTACATAGTAGTATCAAAGAAAACGGGTATAGAATATAATTGTATAGGCATTAGAGATAATAAAGATAACACAAAAGAGATATTAATATATAACCATATTTCTCAATGTTTTGAATGGTGGAGTATATATCAATTTGAATTTAAAGGTAAATAGACTTTACAAAAGGTTTAAATTGTGATATAATATAAGTGTAAAATATAAAAGGAGGAAAACTCTATGGGAAAATTATGGAACAGAATAAGATATGGTAAAAGCGATACTCCAAAATTTATATCTTGTGAAAATCGTTGGTTATATCAAGGTAAGTGGATATCAGATAGATTAGCTTATAGTTTATTATCTAATAAGCCAGTTGAGTATGAATATTCATTATTTGAAGAAGATTATGGGGCATTTGGATATGCTGGTTCATTTAATGAAGTAGTTAATTTAGTGTCTAAATATCCTTTCACAATTCGCTTTAGTGATATGACACAATTTAGCACTCAAGAGATTAATATGATTTTAGGCATACAACGCGCAGCCGTAGAAAAACGCAAAGAAGAAGTTAATCAAAATATTCAAGAACTAAAAGACGCACTTAGAAACTTCGGGGAGTTCTAGTTTATGAGAAATCGTTACGATATTAGATTTTATCAAGAGAGCGCCGATAGCTTGCGTATATGGGTTAACGATAAATTGCGCGAGCACGAAACTCTTCGAGGCGTAGTGCCAACTACGGTTACTGCCGACCTAGCCAACTCGTTCAAGAACGACTTAACTGACGCGATGCGTCATTACGCTATTTCGTATGACGAAATACCGGCATTTTTGGAGCATTGGCTTAAATTTTTAGCGGAAACTGACTCAAAAGAGTTTACAGACGGCTCCAATTCGTGATATAATGAATATGTAAAATGAAAAAAGAGAAAATATTTCATTTCTCAGGAGGTGCAACGCTATTATGGAAATTAATAAAAACATCGCAGCCCAATCCCTCAAGTGGCTAGAAGTTTTGTTAGATGAAGTCGATACGCTCAGCAACGAGGAAAAAGGCGCAGTGCAAACGCTCATTAATTTCTGGCGTATGTATATTTCATTTACGAGCGAATAGGAGGTGCGAAAGTTTATGTGGCAAGCATTTTTTTATGGAATGGCGGGTATGGCTGGAGCCCTAGTGGCTTATACGGCTTACGACGCACTATTCAGTTTCTGCGTATGGTTACGCGGTAGAAAAACGGCTAACACAAACCCTAAACGCCGCAAACGCTAACGGGGCTCACGTCCCAAACGAGGGGCAGTTTTGTATTGCATTTTTTGTTTACAAAAGCCCCAAAAATTTTTTATAATTAAATTGTAAAAAATAAAAGAAATAAAAAAATATTTCTGGGCACCTTTTTCACCCTTGCCCATATTTTTTATAAGTATAAAAAAATAAGAAAGTTGTGCCTAGGGCGCAGCGAACAGGAGGATATTATATTATGAAACCAAGTTTTGTAGCTTATGAATGTGAAAATTGTGGAGGAGTGTTCTACAGAGACGTAGTAGACACAATTATCGACGATGGCGCAAATTGCCATGTAATCGTTGAAGTATTAAAAGATGCGGAAGGCAACGACGAAGAATTCCCAATGTGTGAATGCTTAGGCGGAGATGCTGACCACATGATCGACGTTACTGACGCTCCCATCGAAGAAGCGTAAGACAAAATGCCCATACATCGCTATGGTCAGGGCGATAGATGGGGTTACCTTGTATTTTGACCCAGCGGAAATTGCGCAGCATCAATTTCTTGGATACATAAATGCGCAACAACCGGTGTATAGATTATTTTATAAGAACGGAATGGCCGAGGATATGATTGACGCTTGGAGCGTCATTCCTACGGCGCTATAAAGAAGTAGGGTTCGCACCTTTCACCCTTTGCGAATGCCCTACTTTTTTTATGCCCAAAACTCAAAAAAAATTTTTGTAAATTCGGGGAGAAAATCCAAAAAAAAATTTTCAAAATTCGGGGAGGAGCTCGCAGCTATATAGAAAATTTTTAGGGAAAATTTACTTAACCCACCCCCCACCACTCAGCCGGGTGTGTCGGGGTTGGTGGTATGGTATGGGGGGGGGTGGTAGTAAATCAAAAACTTGATTAGTTATTAATCAAGTTCGTTGTAAAAGTATGTTACACCTTTTACCCAATTTGCATTTAAATTGTTTTTGTCATTTGATGCTTTTAATGGTGCATATTTTGGTTGTATCTTTTCTATTGTTGTTAGTCCTTTGTTAAAGTATCCGTTCTTTAAGTTCTTAATAAATGAGTGTATGCCATCTTCTTTAGTATTAAACTTATAAAATGTTTTAGTATTACTATTATACAAGCCACCAATATTATTATTATTTTTAAATAGTGGGCTTGTATAATTTCCAGTTTCGTGCTTTGTAATTGCTATTGCTATTTTGATTTCATTATATGTTAAATTATATTCTTTAGATATATCATATATCAAACATTCATTGATACCAATATTACATATATAAGTTCTTTGTTTTTCTTCTTCGGTTGGTTGCTTTTCTTCTTCTTGCTTTTCTTCTTCAGTTTCCTTTAAACTTATATTATATGTTATATAGTTTGTTATATGCTTATTAGTCCATTTAATGGGCTTTTGTGGTATTGTTATACTTAATACTATAATTAATATTATAATGCTTGTTTTAAGCCTTTTAGGTATCTTATTTAATATGTTATTAATCTTTATACTTATTAAGTATGTAATAACACTTATAAATGATATACAACCAATTAATGCAAGTAATATGTTTTTAATTAGTGCTTTTAATAATATCTTTATTAGTTTAACTATTTTCTTTTTATAACTTATTAGGGCTTTTTTTTGTGTCCTATTTAAATATACTTTTTTTAATACTTTCTTTGTGTTTATTTCCTTTGTTAATTCCTTTTTATTTAATGTTTTCATATTGTCTTATTCTTCCTTTTCTTTTCTTCTTTTATTGTCTTATTGTCTTATTAATTCCATTTATTTAATACATATATATTACCATAACATTTAATTAATGTATTAGTCTTATATAGATTATAAAGAGTATTCCATAATAACTCTTTTGTTATAAAGTTCTTAATGGTTAAAGTCTTATATAATTGTTTGAAAGTTCTTCCACCATTTTTTTTGATTTCCTTTATAATATAACTTTTCATATTTTCACAACCTTTCTTTTTGATAAGGCTTTCTTGTCCTTATCTTAATTTAATTATAAATGATAACTTTTAAAAATGCAATACATAAAAACACTTTTTTGTGTAAATAGTGTAAAAAGTGTAAAAAAGTGTTATTTTCTTCATATTGAGTTATTTTGATATAGGTTAATACATTTATACCTTTTTTAATAAAAGTGTCTAAAATGGGCTAAAAATGGGTAAAAATGGGTATAAGGCAAGATCTTGCCTTGTTTTTGGGCTTTTTGAAAAGTTTTTTTAAAAAAAGTTAATTTAAACTTGCATTTGGTTTTATAGTGTGGTAATATATAGGTAGTTAAGGGATAACACCTTAACAAGTCAGTTATTTGAAAATTAGAAAAGGAAGTGTTTAAAAATGAAATTGACTGAAAAACAACTTTTTATTGGTGGTTTACTTGTTAATCACTTGGAAGGGTTAGTAGTTTATGAGTTTATAGAAACTTATAAAAATGAATTAATTGAAAAGGGTATAGATACACAAAAAATTAATTCAGTAAATGCAACTCTTGCAAGTCTTGCAAGTGAAACAAAACAATTAGTTGAAAAGGGTAAAAAAGAGTATAATGAAAAGTTATTAACATTATACAAGCCAACTCAAAAACTAATTGATATAATCAATAGTAAGGAAGAAGAAAAATAAAATGGCTTCTTTTATAGGTTGTATAATGTTTGTTAGTCCGTTTATACTTGGTATAATATGGGTTATACAAACATTAAAAGAAGAAAAGTAATTTTCTTCTCTATATCTAATCATTAAAATATTAGTGGTTAGATATAGGGAATAAAATTTCCCTAGATGTTCTTTGAAAACGGCTTGTTTCTTGATAACCTTTTCAGTGGGGTTAATGGTTGATTAAATCTAGTAAATGACAATATTATACTAAAAAAATAATACATACTGAAAAGGAAACAAGAACAATGAAAAAAATTCAATTTATACAAGCAAAAAATGAAAAAACTTTATCTACATTAGGGGGTAGGGCTTCAAATTTAGCCCCTATTAACCTGTCAAATTGTAAAAGGTCTAGCCTTTTAATTGACACCGAAACAATAGGGGACATACAAAAAGGGGAAAAAGCCTACCCATACGACATAAGTTTTTTACAAGTTAAAAATGGTAAGAAACTACACGAAATAAGTTATATCAATAAAGATATATTTGATAATGAAAAGTTAATGAGTAATGCTTTTTACAAAAATAAAATACCATTTTATAAAAAAGCACTTGCTAATGATATTAGATATATCAAAAAAAGTGAGGTTGATATTTTGATAGAGTTAAACGAATTTATAAAAAAGCATAAAATAACTTATTTTATGGCTTATAATGTTAAATTTGATTATAACTCAATTAACAACTTATATAACTTAGAAAAAAATAGCCATATCAAAAATGAGTTTAAAAAACTTTATATAATTGATATATGGAAAGTAGCAACGGACATTATAAAAATGTTCCCTGAACTATACGAAAGTTATATGATATTTTGTTACAAACATAACTTATATAGTGATAGTGGAAAAAATGTTCAAACGGGTGCCGAATGTATGAACAAATTTGTTAATAATGATATTAACTTTGTTGAGTGTCATACGGGGCTTGAAGATACATTTTGTGAGTTAAACATTTTAACAAAAATGTTATGGTATTATAAAAAGTCTACTAACCTAGATTATTATTATAAACTAGATAGCATTTTTAACGGACACGGAAATGTCTTTAAAAATGGGGCTTTTAATACTGATAGAATAGAGTATATCTTAGAAAAGCATAACATAAAGGGGTAAAGGTTGAGTTGATAAAGTGAAGAAACAAGCCGAATAAAAGAACATAAAAAAAGAATTGAAAGGTAGTGTTCTAATGTTTAAGAACAAAATGGGCTTAACTTTACTTGATAGAATAATATTATTCTTCCAAGTAAAAAAGTTAAAATAAGGGTGTAACAACCCTTATTTTTTTGTATAAAAAAATGCTTGTATTTTGTTGTATTATATGGTAATATATAGATACCTAGAGGAAGAACACTACCTTTATAAAATAGATAAAACTTCCAAAAAACAAAAAAAGAACTTTTCAGTCCTCTAGGGTATTGTCTTATTTTGGGAACTTAGGTTCCCCCTTTTTTTTGTGCCAAAAAGCGAACGAACGATCGTTCGATCAAAATTCTGCCCCACCCCCGGAAAGGATCCACCCCTGAGGTTCCGGACGCCCGCCCCCTTATTCGCGCCACCGAAAGGAGCTGGAGCTGGAGGAGCTGGCTCGGGCCAGCCCCCCCAACCCCCCAGATCTTATATTATACCACAAGGAGCTGCGTCTTGTCAAGAGCTGCGCTGCAAAAAATTAAAAAAAAAAAAAAAAAAATACTTCCCCTTTTATTATATCAAAAGACGGATCCGTTTGTCAAGAGTTTTTTTTTAAATTTTTAATTTAAAATTTGTTTAAATTTTTTTAATTATATT